TAATTTCACCAAATTTATTTCCTAATTCTATAATATCTTCTTTTGTTCAAAGTGGATGAAAATGATATTTGTGATACGCTTCTATTGGCGTTCCAATTAAGAAATACCCATTATCTTTACAAATTCTTTTGGCTTCTTTAATTATTGGGGTCATTTTTTGTAAACCTCATCTTGAAGATATTTCTCCGACTTTTCAGTTCGCTTATAAATAAATTCTGAAAGATTTTCTTCTATGAATTTAGAAAGTTTTTTCTGTGTCTCAGATTTATTAAATAATTCTTCAGATGGTGTTCCTTTAAGCATTGGAATAAAAGTGTCGTGGAATATCAACATAGATGAATTATGTCTGCCATATAATTTGTCATTTAATTTATCCCACGGTCTCTGAACTAATAATTCATCGTGAGTCATAATACTATGTTTTTTAATAAATTCTCTATCTTTTATTGTTTCCCTTTTTGCTTCATTCCATAATCTATCTAATAATTCTTTTGGTCTGTTTCTTAACCAGAAAAAGTATGCTCTTTCAGCCCAGCCATCCATTCCAAGTGCCATACCTATTGCAAAGATATTATGAATATAATCAGAATAATCATAGGTATAATTTCTTGAACTTCTTAAATGATAACCTACGGCTTTTGGTTCTACTGTTACATTTGAACCAAACATCCACCATTTGCTATCAAGATAAAACTCTCCACCACCATAACATCTATGATATTCTGGGTATCCACCAAACTTTAAAAACTGGTCTTTTCTAACTCCTAGACAACAATGTCCTTGCATTGGGATATAAAAATAATCATCTGCTAATTTATAATTACTCCAAGTTCCTCTTATCTCGTCTCCTAATTTAACAGTATATTGATAACCACAAGACTTATCTGGAGGATAAGCACCAAGCCAACCTATCGTTCCGTGAACTATACCACCTGTTTTATCTATTGTTTCTATCATTTGTTTAAAGAAACCAACCCTATAAGACATATGTCCATCTGACATAAAAATATACTTTCCTCTTGCAAGTTCTACTCCCCTATTTCTTGTAGTATGATTACCAGCTATTGGGTCGTAAATAAACTTTACAACTCTATTCCAATAAGCTCCCATACCAGAAAAATAATCTACTGTTCCATACAAAGCTCTTCTTCCTCTTTCAACTTGATACCAGTCATCAATACAATTAGCAACTATTATTATTTCAAATTCAGCAGGACTTAAAAACGTCTCCAAATCATTTAATATGGAATAAACTGTAAATACTATATTCGGAAATTCGTTGCGTGCTGGTATAATAACTGAAACTTTTATATCTTTAAATTCTCTCATTATAATTGGTTAAATCTATTATAAGGGAATTTCAACTTTAAAGAACATCACATCTTCAGTCATATCTAAATCTCTCAATTCTCCTAAGTAATTCATTAATACTACGTGTTTAAAATTCTTTTCAAGAATCTTATAAAGTTCGGCTGGTGTCCATTCTCTAACGTGATATGGATTTTTAGGATGGTCTTTACCAATATATTTACCCAATCTATTAGGACTTGAAATAAATATCTTAGTGGAATTTGGATGTTCTAAATAAGCTCCTGTCTTTTTATTTTTTTTACAAAGTCTTTTAAGAAAATTTAATACTTTTTGGTAATCTTCAACGTGTTCAATAACTTCAATACAAGCAACTATATCAAATGCTTGTATTTCTCTTGGTTCATCTAAAATATCTATAATATCAAAAGAAATCTGTGGGGTATAATAAATATTATTTTTATTTCTAGAAAACACTTCTTTAGCCCAAGCAATACTATCTTTATCTTTATCTATTCCCCAAACAAAATCTGCTTCTTGAGACATAATATTTGAACCAAATCCTCCACCACAACCAATATCTGCTATCTTGGGTTTCCAGATAAATTTAGGGTATTGAGGACTATTCTTAACAAAATCAATACAATAGTTTTTAATATATTCATACATTTCCTGTGTTGGAGCATAAAGTATTCTTCCACACTTTAAAAACATATTTATGTTTTTTGAAAACTGTTTTCCAGCAGTATAATCACGTTCTGCATTCTCTTGATAATTTTCATCAGTAATACTTGGGTCTCTTTTTTTAATTGGTTTTTCTGGTTCGGTTTTCATATTGTTTTTTTTAGCTTTTAATAACATTTTAAAATATCCTATATCACTAAGTTCACCGTGTTGTCCAGCAATCTTTGAAGTTGCTTCTTGGAATGCTTCAATAACATCATCCCAAAAATACATTTCTTTTTCATTTTCTAATCCCATTTTTCAAAAAGTAATGGCTCTAACTGATGCTTAAAAATGTAATCACCATTGAACTTTTGTTTCAATTTATTAAACGCACTCAACGGTCTATTTTTATTTAATTCTCCAATTATTATTTTTGCTATATCAGAATAATACATCTCTTCATCTGAATAATTTACATTTTCAAGTAATGAACCAAATTTGAAATAAAGTGCATCTTTTCCAAAGAAATCTCTTAACGGAGGAAAACTCTCATTTAATACCAATAGACATTTAGAAAGAGCTGCTTCTAATAATATTAACGGACAATTCTCGGATAGAGTTGGGAAAATAAATAGATTGGATAATTGGAAAAAGTCTTTTACTGCTTCGTGAGGAATTCCAATCTCAAATTCTTTTCCTTCTAAAGAAGTAAATATCATTTCTCCCCTTGTTAAACCATTCTCTATTCCATAATGAATTAATCCTTCTATTGCCTTTTTTTCTTTATCTGCATTAGCGTGAGCATTAGTACAAATAAATCTGACAGATTTTCCCTGTTTTTTTAACTTACTAATTACTTTAATAACTTTACTAACTTGTTTTCCTTCAAATCTTGTAGAAGATACTGGGTAAACATCAATTATATCAGCATCCAATAATTTATATTTACTTATTAATTTGCTTACTAATGGATGTAAATTCCAAAAACTTCTTGGGTCTAATGGATTATGAACCACTCTAATATCATCTAAAATTCCACCATACATTTCTGCCAATTTCAAAGTATCATAGGTATTCATATAAATCAATTTAGAATTTACCATTGTTTTATATCTACAATTATGAGGATACTCAAGTTTTTCTGGTCTCCCAGAAGGAGCAGAGTGTACCCAATGAAACCATTTACATTTAAGGTTTGGTTGGGCTTCTCTCATACCAACATTGTAAATTAAAAACCACCCCTGAAATATCCAGTCGTGGGTAAATACAACATCAATATCTTTAAGATGTTCTTCTAAAGATTCTTTTATTTTTTTTACTTGGTCTTGAAACCCAGATTCAACTGGTTGATTAGAGGAATAATCCACCAGTTGGAATCTAGGTACAACTTTCCTAATCTCAACACCTTTGGGTATCTTATCATCATCTGTAAAATTATCGTGGACTGCTAATACAGGTTTATATCCATTTCTTAATAACATTTCTAATTGTTCTTTTACCACAGAACATAAAGAATATGCTGGAGAAAAATCATAAAATGTAGTTAAAATAAGAATCTTCATAGTTTAGGAATAATAAATTTTTTAGCTATTTGTTGCATTTCATCTTTTGTGAAGAAATCACTCTTAATAAGATTACATCTATAACAAGATAACACTACATTATTTTTACAATATCCTAATGACGGAATAACCTTATCAAAACTCAATCTATTATTCCTTCTACTCCAACCCATATTCTTTTTTAACACTTTACTTTCCCCCACTCCACAATAGAAACATTTTCTTGGTTGTTCTAAATACCATTTTAAGAAATCATCTAATTCCCAATTAAATGGTATTTTTTTATACAAACAACCTCTTTTTAATGCTTGATAAATACCCTTAGGAGAGGTATTGAACTTTTTCGAACTCAATCTTCTTTTCTTTCTATTCTTATCACTCCATCTTTTTTGCCAAAATCTAACTTTTTCTCTGTTCAATTTCCTATATTTTCTATGATACTCTTTAGTATTCGTCATACCTCCATTATAGACTAATAGAATATAGTATCAATACCTACTTTTTTTATTCTGGTGGATTAGTTGTAGTTGTGCTAGAAGTTGACGTTGAAGTAGTAGAAGTCGTAGTAGTAGAAGTAGTAGTACTAGTAGTGCTACTCGTAGTAGAAGTAGTAGATGTACTACTTGTAAAACTCAACAGTCCTTCAAATGTTAAATGTTCAGGCATAGTATTATCCACATTCCTCCGTTACCACGATTGTAGCTCCACCAGTTGTAGCACTCATTCCATACAACGTAACTTTATCTGAGTATGGGAAAATTCTTTCTCCACCTTGTCTTACAACTCTAGTATGAGCTGGGTCAGCAGTATTATCAGTAGTAATATAAATCCTATAAGGACTTCTATTATAGATACCGATATACTTTCTGCTCACAGCATTATCACTTCCATACCTGATAGCTGTCCAAGTATTAAGTGGAACAACCATCCTTTTTTCCCAGACTTTAGTTACTGTATCATAATATGGCATTTTCTGAGCCTCCAATCAAAATTTTAATGGGGAACAGTATTTTCACTTTGGAGGAAAAGTTATTTACTGTTCCCTACTCAAACTTCGATTGGGAAGTTTGAGATAGTCGACCTAGTTATTTTTTGTGTTTGAATCTTTTGTGAGCTGATAGACCTACTTTATTTTTGGCTACAAACTCACATTGATTACACTTAAAAGAAACTTCCTCTGGTTTCTTTTCCTCCTCCTTTTTTTCTGGCGTTTTTTCTTGACTTGGGGGTTGAGTAGTAGTTATTGAAGTAGTTTCTATCGTAGCTGGAGGTTGCGTGGTAGTTATAGTAGAAATTGCTGGTTTTTCAAAATTATCAACAACCATTTGTAATTGAAGTTTCTTTTCTTCTTCTGCGTCAACAAACTTCACAATACCAATACTCTTTTCAGCTTCTGTTTTTCCTGCAAACATTTTTCTCTTGTACATCTTTCTGGCTAAATGCATAGCCATATAATTTACAAGATACTTAGGCTTAGTAACAATTTCTCCAACTTTAACAAGATATGGTATCTTATCCCACGTACAAACAAAATCTTCATTATCTATATTTCTGAATTTCTTTGGAGCATCATCAGCTTCGTTATCAAGCCCTTGAGGTAAAATTGTTGTGTTAGGCATTTTATTAATTGGCAAATTACTTTATGCCCTTTTGCCAGGGGCAACTGGCGACCTTTTATGGCTTAATCCCACATTCCTTTCTCCTTCCGTATGTGCCACAAGCACGAAGGAGAAAGTTTCTGGAATCAATATTTAGTTACTATTGTCGTCAACTGAAGGATAACTAATTTGAACTGTGACAATGTCAGCAGAACCACTAGTTGCCTCTCTTGAAACAGCTCCGTAGATAGTATCTCCAGCAGCTTTTCCATCTCCTGCATAACCAGAAGTAGTCTCAAAACCAATAGCTTTATCAGCAGCACAGTTAGCTGCAATTGCAGCTTCTGCTGTTCCACTAATAGCATACCAACCGAATTTACTTGAGGAATCAATAATTGCCATAGCGACAGCAACTAATCCAATAGCATCAGCTACCAAAAGAGCAGTAATGCCAAGTTCGTCATAAGTAACCCAACTTCCAAGAATAGTTGAACCTATTCCTGTTAAATAGATATACTCATTTCCATCAGGGTCAAAAGCTCTAGTACCAAATGGATATTGTTGAACAGTATCAACNGTGGTAGTATTTCCAGTAAAAATTTGTGTTCTCCCTGTTAATTCAGCCATAGTTTAAGACTTTCCAGTCATATAGGAGTGAGTTCGACAAGCGTCTGTAACTAATTCTCCGTAGAACAAAAATTGACCTACGGTGGCGTCTTGATTGGTAGGAATCTTCAAACCAGTAAATGCAAATCCATTGTAATTTGACTTAGCCTGATAGCCAGGAAAATTAGGGTATCCCCATTTAGCCAATCCAATGTGACGTTCATTTAACCAATAGAAGTAACCAGCAGTACATTTCTCATCAGCAACAATTGGTCTTCCTCTGAAGAATAAAGCTGTGTAGCCTAATTCTCCACCTTGTCCTTTGGTAACACCATCTCTAGCAACATTACCGTACTCTCTACCTAAACCTGGTAATGGGTTGTTGAAATGGATAGTACCCATTGCTAAACCTTCAATCGTTGACCAAATCGCAGGAGTTGTAATTCCTAGAGTTGGAGCATCGTTACCGATTTTAGCTGCATCAAACGAAGCAGCCATTTCGGCTCTGGTAATAGCATTAGAAGAAGAATCAAGGTTGGAAACCCAAGTTGTATAAGTACTTCTAAGCAAACCTGCGTATGTAGCTATGGTATTTCCATCATCAACAGCAGCTTGTAATCCAGTCAATTGTTTGTTGGAAGTACCAGTTCCATCTGAATATAATCCTGTTCCAAAAGTATCCATCATATCATCAGCCACGCTGTTCATCTCAACAGTAATCAAAGGAAGAATCTGTTGAGGGGTCTGATTGACACCTACTTGAATACCTGAAGCTCCGACTGACCAATACAATTGTTTTGGAGAATATGTAGCTAAAACTCTGGTATTTGTTTGAGAAGTACTAAACGTGTCAAATCCTTTATACCAACCACCTGATGTAGACTTCTGATACTTAATAGGTACGCCCATAAATGCACCTGATACATCCGAACCCCAGGAAGTAGCTGGTTTTTGGTTCGTTAAGAACCTCATAGCCAACACATTCCCAGTAAGAATATTATCAGTAATTTTTGGAACTATGTACTCATAAGTAATAGTGTCTACGATTGCACCGAATTCTGAAACTTTTACAGTAACAGCCATCTATATCACTCTCCTATAAATTTATAATCCGAATCTTTTTTTAAGCCCTTCCTGTACCAATTCTGGTAAGGATTTTTTACTAACATCAACAACAGTTTCGACCTCTTCCGAAGGAATAGCTGTTTCACGTGTTGATTGAGGAACTTTTGTTTTTAATGGGTCTTTAGGAACTTCTCCTCCAAACTTTTCGTAAAGTTCCATAGCAGCGAAATAATTCACGTTCCCATCATCGCCAATAGTTCCGTACCTATCCACGATTGATAGCAATTTCTTTTCGTCAAAATCGCCATAAATAGTGTGAAGGTCATCAAGGTCTTTACGTACCTGTACTTTCGTTTCCTTTATTTCGTTTTCTCTTTCTTTCTCTCTTTTGTCTATAATATTACGGACAGTCTTTTCTTCTTCAGGGATTTCCTTTGGAATCTGTTCTTGAGCTGGCTTTCTGAGGTCTTCATTCTCATTTTTGAGTCTGATTGCCTCAGTAGAAGATGCAACATATTTTTTCAAGGGAATATACTTTACTCCCTCTACTTCAATTGTTCCTTCTTCTTTCTTTACCTCTCCTTTAGGAGTTTCCTCTTTAGGAGGGTTCTCTATTGGAGGTTGGGTTATAATATTTTCAGCCATAATTAGTTTGCCGTTCACCTTTCGGTGGTTTGGCGTTAATTATATCTTATTATTTTATTTTTAAACGACCTTTGGTTTTTAACCTTTCAAATGTTTTTTAATAGCTTTTCTTTTAGCGTGCCACTTTGAACTTCCATTCTTTTTCTTATTAATGGAAGCATAAAATACATCTTCACCTTTTTCTTCTCCATATTGTTTCTTCATTGCAGTAAGAATTTTGCGACCAGTTTTAGATAGTGGCATATTATATTTTAGGTTTTGTAAATTTTCCAGCCGATATGTCTCCTCCAATCTTTCCAATTTCAGCTTGAGCAGAAGGTAATGGAGGAACGCTTCTACCTTCTGGTTGTCCTTCATTCTTTATAGCAGCTTCTTGTGCTAACTGTCCAGACCTCCAAGTCTGTAATTTCTGGGCTGCTTCTTCTGGATTAGGAAATTTTAATCTTTGAAATAGAGTTACTGGGTCAATAGCATTCATTCCCCATAACTCTAATGCTTCTCTTCTCTTTGATAATTCATCAGTTGGTAAAGTAGTTCCAGATTTAACAATAATCTTACTTCCTTTTTGTATCATTCTTGGTTCTAAATTGATAAACTTTAAACCACTTTCCCCATAATATTTAAATGTTTCTTTAGCTTTAAAATTTATTCTCATCAACTGAACCACCCAATTACCCAATAAAGCTACACATCTTTCATATTCTCTAACTGCCAAATCTATTCTACCAATATCTGCTTGTTTGAGTAATAATCTTCCACCTAAAGTTTCACTCTTTTCCTGTGAACCCCTAGTCGTTGAGTGAGTACCAAAAATATTATCAAATGCTCTTTCAGCAGATACTTTAATATTTTCAATGTATGCTGGTAAAGGAGGTGGAGGGTCTCTCCTCATTAAATTTGGATTAGCCACTCCTTGTCCATAAATTATTAAACCAGGAGCATTAGTAAGTTTAGTTCTTGCTTCTTCCTCTGACATAACTGTAGCATCAACAAGCCATTGCATATTTCCAGTCTTAGTTCCATTATTAATTACCAATCTACCTGCAACATTAACCACATCTTGAATAGGAATTGTTTGAGTAATTAAATCAGTTTCTCCAACTGGTTCATTACCCAATCTAAACATAGAAGCAATAATATAAGGAATTTTTGGATAGTTAAAATAATTTTTGTCTCCTTCTACATCTTCTCCTATATCTTCTTTTTTATCCTTAGATTTTTCTAAATGAGTCCAATCATAAGTTGGATTCTTTCTTTTATCTATAATCATATTTCCAGACCTCCAAAAAAGTAATTCATTAGTCCAAACTTCCCAAATAGTATACAATCCACTTATTTTCATAAGCTGTTCTTCATCACCCTTCTCTCCTCTATTTTTTAAAAATTCTCCAAACTTTTTTTCACCCCAAATGTCTTTAAATTCCTTTGCAGTAATATCAACTTTCTCTCTCATATAAGGAAGTTCAGTGGTTACCTTTGGAAAATACAATCTCTTAGGTCTGACATATTTTATATTAACATTATTCTCTTCATAATCCCAATAAGGTTTCCAAGCACCAAACCTATAAATAGCCATATGCCTCATTAACATCTCTCCTTTAGTCCTAACATCCATAGTTTCATAAAGAGAAGATAAAACATTCTGAACAGTATTAGCATATTTAACAGATTCATCATTTTCGTCTGGAGGTTGTACAACAAACTGAGGAGGATTGGCAGTCATAATGGGAATTATAGTTTCTATTCCCATAAAAATTTGGTTCTGAACGTAATGTGACATATCAGTTGGAATCATATCAACATCCGTTTGTTTACCAAAATAATAATTCTCGTTTGGTTTCCAAACTTTTGTTTCTAATTCATTGTGATATAGAGAACTTTCTAGTTCCCAAGCCCTATCAATTTTAACCAAGTCACTATCACTAGTATCTATTGTCGGAGTTTTGTAAGCATCTGGACTTATTGGTTCATCGAATATAGCTTGTGTAATAGGACTCATAATTTATGCCTCCCAAAAGTTAATTTATGATGCTCTTTACAAAGAGTTATACCATTATCAATATTATATCTTAATTTTGGATATTTTGTCCAACTTTTTATGTGGAACATTATGCATTTTCATTCCAAATTATGTTCTTTAATATAATATTTAACGTCTGCTTTTTCCCAGGGTTTTAATATTTTACTACGTTTTACTCTCTCATCTCTTTCTCCCTTTAAAATTTCTTTTCTTTTATTAAAATCTCTTTCTTTTTTAAGTTCTTCTTTTATTGGATTTCTTCCGTAATATAATTTAAAAAGTCTTGAAGATGGTTGAATATAATCACATTGTTTTGGAGTTAAAACATATTTAGTATCACAATTCTTACACTCACCCATCATCCATCTTCTTTTACCCATTATATGCAGATACATTGTAAATCTTTCTTTACATTCTTTGCAAATATCTTCAACTCCCTTAGTTTGTGAAAATTCTATTACTGGTAATTCTTCTAATTTTTCTAATTGGATTGTAAACATATTATGTACCTAATTTCCAATTACCTTTTGGTTTTATTGTTTCAGATATTGGTGGAGCTAAACAAGGTATTATATCTTTAACTATGGAAAAACTATTTACTTTTCCTACCACCTTTTCTTTTTTAATCATAACACTAACTGGTGAATACCTCATTATCATTTTGACACAATAAACACAAGCGTCAACAAAATCATCGTGCTGACCAGTTGGAAAAGTTGAAACTTCATCTATTAAATCCTGATTTCTTAGATAAACTACTCTTTGTTCCCAGTAATGAATTACAGACAAAGCTCTGGAATATTTATCAGTTGCCTGTTTTACTTTTTTCTGTTCTCCAGTATATCTTCCCAACGGAATAGCTTCTAATGGAACTCTCAAACTTGGGTCGTGCTGCGTTTTCTTTATTAAAACAGGGCGAATAATATTTGTCAACGCACCTTCCTCAACTCCAAATCTTATTGGGCTATAATCTTTCTGTACTTTTAAAATATTGTCTATTAATTCCCAAGTTCCCCAATGACCCCTTGTTGAATACAGCTCATAAATATTTTTATCTTCTCCAATTCCCATAACTACAATTGCTGAAAAGTCACTACTCTGTTTAGTACTGGCTGCTGGGTCTAATGCTGCGAATACTTTTTCTATTTTAATCCCTGATGGAAGTTTTTCGTATTTTTTTATCCATTCTGGTTTCCACAAACAGGTATCTGAACTAATAGGATTATTTTGGTACTCAGCCTCAAAAGCATAAACTCCGATTTCCGATTTTCTTCTAAGAAGGTCATTTACTGGAAACCTATAAGACCATAAAGACTTACCTTTGTCTAGTGCTACATACTTTCTTACTTCCCAGCCTTCAAACTGGTTTTTTCTTTCAATAATATCTGCCAGTAAAGCAAGGGGATGCAGAATAGTTCCGATGACAACCAGTTGCTGGTCTGTCTTGATGGTATTAAGCAAAGAACCTAAGAACCATTCTTTAAGAAACTTTCTCTGGTCTTCTGACCTTACCTCTTCATCACCCTCCAAATCATCACAGATTATTTTTGTTGGTCTTAAACCTCTAACCTGACAACCTCTACCTCTAGACCTCATCTGGGAATAGACGTTTCCGTCTTGCTGAATAACGATATGGTCAGCAGTCCATCTCTTTGAATCTTTTTCTCCCCATTGGAGTAAATTTCCAAAATCATTTTTAATTCTTTCATTGTTATCAAATTCGTTTTTAATTTTTCTAAGCCAGTCAGTAGCCAAACTTGCAGATTTAGAAATTGTTAAAATATCCTCACCTTTATTAAATAACAAACAATGAAGTCCATAAATCAATTGGGTAATAGTAGATTTGGCAAAACCTCTGGGAGCTGCCAAACATAATCTAAGCTCTGATTGTAAAAGACGCATTATCTCTTTATGGAAAAGTGGTGTCTTGCTTTCCAAAATATGTGGCAAATAATACTCAGCAAAAAACTGAATATCATTCCTAGTCCTATCACGCCTCGCCTTTCTTATAATGGCTGACATTAAGAATTCATTCTGTGTTTCTGGCATTTTATTTCCCTCCTATTACTTTAGGTTTTTGGAAAAATTCTCTTATTTTCCTTGAACAATCACCACAGAAAATAAACTCGCTGACTTTTACTTGGTTTTGATTCTGACCCTTAGCGAGAATAATATTATTTTCCTGCATCTTGAAATTAGCTATCTCATTCATATCCTCTATTTGCTTTTGGCAACTATCGCAATAAAATTTAATAGCCATAGAAACTTTTTTTATTTTTATCTTTTTTAATCTTACTTTGCCAACGATTATTATTTTTATGATTACAAGAATTTAACTTATTATAATACTTTTCTCTTAATCTTATCAGTATCTTTAATCATCTTTTTTTGGTTTTTGAATAATAATTGGTTTCTCTTCTTTCTTTTTTTGCAATAATAAAAGACCTTTCAAAAGGTCAGTAAATTCTTTTTTAGGCAAATTCTCAAGTTGAACATCAATATTTATATTTTTATTAAGCGTTTCTGTTGCTGGATATAACTTCATCATCTTGGCAGCAGCATCCCACCACTTAAATCTCTTGTCGTGGTCTGGAATACCAGATTGAAAAGATTCTCCCTGAAAATTAGCAACAACATTAGCATCCATTCCCTCTTTTAATTTATCCATCATAAGGTTTCCGTCAATATTCTTTTCCTCCATTAACTTTTCTATCTCGCTTTGAACCATTGGATTATCTAAATTCTTAGAACCTATAACAGCAGCCATATTATCACTACTAACATTGTAGTTGCTTTTAGCAGCTTTGCTGGCATTACCTTTGTTTTCTACAAAGTCTTTGGCAAATCCTTTTTGTTTTAATGATAAGCGTTTTAGTTTAGGCATTTTAGTTTAGGCATTTTAGTTTCTCTTAACTCTCTGCCCTGAAGGCAAAGTCTCAATGATTATGTGATAGACTAACGCACACAATCAGCCTTCAAGGTCTAAGAAGAATCTTGATGATTTTCCATCAAGGCAGAAAGTTAATTTGTTGGATGAGGAAGTGCATCTTCTTTTGCTTTTTGCTCCCTGATTCTTTTTTGGTCTATTGCCAAGTCCTGCGATATCCAGACAGAAACTCCAGGTTTTTTCTTATCCAACTTCTTTTGTGATTTCACAGCAAATTTGTATATCCCTTCCAAATACTCCAATTGAGCCTTCTCCATCTTCCCTGTCATCCTATCTTTAGCTGTTGCCATAAACTCCAAGAACAATTCGTGTTCAGTCTTTCTTTTCCTAAATATTCTTTTCCATAAATCTCTAATCATTAATTAACCACATACCATTAATCCTAATATCTTGTCAAGTACCCCTTTTATTATTATACAATGTATATGGGTATATGTCAAAAGTATAAAGTTGGTATTTTTGTATTTATATTTTGGGGAGGGTATATAATATATCTAAACAAATGAAATCCACGGGTGGGGGGTCGTTCATATACCATATACCATTTATACTAATATGTCAATAACATAGTATGTATATGTATATGTATATGTATATGTATATGTATATGTATATGGTAATGGGTAATGGGTAATATACAAGTAAGCGTAATATCAATATAATAGTATTTACCCATATAATCATTAATATACTCATAATATAATTATACTTTATTATACTTATAGCTCTAATTTACATTCTAAGGGTTGTTTAGAAATAAGTAAGGGTATAATACCCGTTGTTTATGGGTAATGGTTAATGGGTAGTAGTATAAGGGTGTTAGTAACTTGTTAATAACTATGGTGTTTTTGGGGGTTGACTTAATGTTATGATAGCGTATAATGAACTTAGATATAAGTTAACAACTATTTATGGGTAGTTAAAAGAAAATGAATATATATCAATTTGAACTATCAACGTTAAGACCAGATGATGAAATGCAAGGATATGACTTAGTAAAACAAGACAAAGGTTATCATTTCATACCAACGGCTTCTCACGGATATTTAGTAGTTCCTATAACTGATAAGAGAATTGAACTTGCTAAAAAGATTTGTAGTTATGGTTATCAAGGAAAAAAAGCAGTTTATTTAGAAGAAGACGTTGAAGCATTAGAGTTTTTAAGACAAATTTAGTCAATTATAATAGATAACATAATAATACCCATATATTTATTATGTTATCGCTATAAATGATTAAAATAAATTAGTTCTTAATACATATTTTAGGGAATATGGAAATAAAATGACAAAAGATATAGTTTATAGTCAAGACCAAGCACTTATAGATACAGCTAAATCTTATGGAATTGATAATGTTATTCCAAACAATTATCAATTAAAACAATGGACTATAAATAGAATAGTAAGTGGAGATAAAACTATTATTAATCATTTAAAATTAGTTCAGGAAGCTAAAAAACCAATATCAGTATCAATAAACATAAAACTGGGTGGAAAATAAAGAATTAGCTTAGTCAATTGAGTTAGATAACATAAGTTAACCCCTATAATGCTTATGTTATCGCCTTAGCTGATTAAAATAAATAGTTCTTAACAACTATTTAGGGATAGTTAAATCACAATGAAAAACAAAGAAAATGTTTTATCTAAATTAGATATCTTAATTAAGTCTCTAAACGAAACAATTCCCATTAATGTCAATTTACAAAATGTAGTAGCTGACTTAGAAGAAATTAGAGCAGAGGTTGAGGAAAATCTTTAACCCCTTAATATCTGGCTGTATTCTTCCCTAAAGGATATTGCCAGCCATTAGAGGATTAAAATAAATTATAAACTAAGAATAACAATATGAAATCATTTTGGAAGCAAAATCAGGAGAAAAAAAGCCAAGACAAAAGAGATAGGATATATTTTACAATAGGAGTTATC